TGTCTTTGTATAAGAGGTTGGAGAAGAATGAGGGTATAAATGAGTTATTGAATCATTTTAGATTTTATGAGAAGGTAAAGTATACTCGTTCAAATATTGTTAGTGGTCGTTTATCTGTAGTGAAGGGTCCTCGTTTTATGCAATTACCTAAGAAGTATAGAAATATTGTAAAAAGCGTGTATAGTGAAGGTGAGATATTGATGGTTGATTTTGTATCATTGGAGCCACGTGTTGCAAAGTATATAGGAGGAGGAGAATGTGAAAAAGACATATATCAAGAGATATGTGATCAAATGAGTTTTATTGTTGATAGAACTGTGATGAAGAGAGCAGTGATATCAATATTATATGGAGCAAGTGAGGAATTGCAGATAGGAGAATTAACACAGGATAAAGTTCAGGAGATCAGGAATAAAGTTTTTGAATATTTTAATATAGATAAATTACTTGCGAATGCGATTAAACAGGATGAATGGGGATATAGGCGCTCGTATTGGGGTCGACCTATACATTGGGGTGAAGATGTAAGAATGAATCAGGTATTGAATGGATATATTCAAAGTACTGCTGTTGATGTTGCATTGGATGGATTTTTATATTTGACAAAACAGTTTAATGAGTATATGAGACCCTTGTTCTTTATACATGATGCAATGTTTGTTGATGTAAAAAAGGAATATAAAAATGAATTTGTAAAGATAATACAAGAAGGATATAATTGTAAGGAATTAGGATTTTTTCCTCTGAATATTGAATTGGTTTCTGAACGAAGGATATAATAAATGAATCAATTATCTGAAGATGATCTTATGTCATTATATGAAAAATATACAAATTACATAAGTCTTTTAAATGATGAGAATGTAGACAATATGTTTAATACGATTGGTGAAAGATTATTGACTTCATCATATGGAATGAGAAAAGATGAAGCATATTGCGGAAGAGGTGGTTTAATTAAATTTGCATTAGATTCATTTTCATTTGCAAATAAAATATATAAAGGTCTTGAAACTGAAATGCCAGGTTTATCAAAGCGCTCAATATTAATGATTACATTATTGTTTCCTTTAGGTAGATTAGGTGATTTAGAAAATAATCTATTTATTGAACAAAAAAGTGAATGGCATCGTGATAAATTAGGTCAATTATATGATTGGAATGAAAAATGTCCTAAAATGTCAGTTTCACATAGAACTTTATTTTTATTGCAAAGCTTTGGTATAAAATTAACATATGAAGAAATGTTAGGTATTATTTGTTCCGGAGGTATGCATTTAGAGGAGAATAAATTTTATTTACATAATTTACCTCAGGTTTCTCATTTATGTATTCATGCAATCGATTTAGCTTATGAAAAGGAAAAATTAAATACTAAACAGAATATTTAAAAATAAAAAGATATATCATGAATGAAAATCTAATATTAAATATTTTAAATCGTATTTTAAAAGAAGCTGATTGTAGTAAAGAAATTGAAGAAGACGAAGAAAAGCTTGAAGAATTTAGTGGTGTAGGTGCAGTAGGAGGATTTACAATGCCTTTAGGTGCATCTGCTCCTGATGTTGGTGAGCCTATTTTAAAAGCAACAAAGAAAAAAAGAAGAAAAAATGGAAGATAAATCAAATCCACAACATTATAAAAATAAGGTAACACCTATTGATATTATTGAAATGTATGATCTTAATTTCAGCTTAGGTAATGTTATTAAATATGTTTTAAGAGCAGGTAAAAAAGAAGGAGAATCAGATATGGATGATTTGAATAAAGCTCTATGGTATCTTAATCGTGAATTAGAAAGAAGAAAATAATATATAATAATATAAAATAAAAAGTTTATATTATGGATAAATTATTAAAAAAGTACATTTCAATATTGCTTGAATCGAAAGAATTAAAAAGCTTAGAAAAGAAATATGCTGAAGATATTGGTATAAAATCACAAATTAAATCAAATACAGGTTGGGCAGAATTAGATAATATTATCAATGAATTTAAATTAGCTGAAAATACTCAATATGAAAATTTATTATTTGTATTTAAAGATATATTATCTAAAAATGGATATCAAAAAATAGGATCAGGCTCTTATCGTGATGTATATGCTAAGAATGGTATGCCTTGGATTATAAAAATTGCTGGTGAAATGGAATTCTCATATTTCAAATCTAATGCCACAAAACAAGAATATGATAATTATTTTAAATCTCGAAATGAATTATACCCTAAATTATATGGTTATGATCACAAGCATGGTTTATGGATAATTTCAGAATGGATTCATACCTTTAGAAGTTATGAAGATTTAGAATATATGTTTCCTCATTTTATGAATAATTTTATTAATGCATGTGATGCTTTATCTAAAAAATACAATACGAATATTTATGAAAATTTGAAATCTAAATATTCTTTTTCTGATTTCTTCGATAATGTTATTCAACCAATATTAATTAATTCTTCAACAGATTTTGATAAAAGTTATTATTCAGATCCTCAAAAAATTAAAGACTTAACACATTTATCATCAGACATTGAGAAGATATGTCTCGAATTTATTATGGGAGGCTTTAATTCTTTTTCATTTTCAAGTAATTCACAAAGAACAAATTTTGCGATGACAGAGATTTTAAAGGTATTAAGATCTAAAAGAATATGGTTTGAGCTCACAGATGATTTAAAATGGGTTGCTGTGAGACTTAAGGATAATGTATTAAATGATATCCATTCAGAAAATGTAGGATATAGACAAATTAAAGATCATAGTCAACCTTGGCAAAGCTTTGCTATTTTAGACTATACAATGTAACAAAGGAAAAACATGAAATTATTAGAATCATATATTAAAACATTACTCGAAACTGATTATGCGAAATCAGAAAGTAGCACATTTCATTATAAAGATCAAGAATATAAGGTTAAAGATTTAATAGAAATTATAAATGATCATGAAAAATATCCAATTGAATCAAAATCAGTATCTGAATTAGTAAAGAAAAATAGAGATGAAGATCCTTGGACATGGGAAGGTAAATTAACATTTGGTGATTATATTGATCATTATGATCGTGCAATGGAAGCTGATTTAAAATATCCTATTATTCTTTCACCTGATGGTAAAATATTAGATGGTAATCATAGACTTCTTAAGGCTTATATTGAGAAAAAAGCTAATTTAGATATACAGGTTTGTCATGATATTGGTAAAAAATCATGCAAATTAAAGGGTAAAAAAATATAAAAATAAAATTTAAAAATCTTGTAAATTAAACAGTTTTTTTATATAATCAATCACAAATTAAAAATATATTAAATTTTAAAAAGATTTAATAAACATTTAAACATTTAACATAAAGGAAAATATATATGGCAATCGATTTATCTGCTATTCGTAAAAAGCTCAATCAACTCTCTGGTGTTTCTTCTAAACGTAATATTACATGGCGTCCTGAAGAAGGTCAAGAATATCAAGTACGTCTTCTATCATTTCCAAATAATGATGGTCAACCTTTTAAGGAAGTTATGTTTTATTACAATATTGGTAGTAATGCTGGTTTAGTAGCTCCTAATCAATTTGGTCTTCCTGATCCTGTACAAGAACTTATTAATAAGCTTAAGACTGATGGTTCTAAGGAATCTTATGAATTAGCTAAGAAGCTATATCCAAAAATGCGTTGTTATGCACCAGTTATTGTAAGAGGTGAAGAAGATAAAGGTATTCGTATTTGGGCATTCGGTAAAACACTTTATCAAAACATTTTAAATATTATGCTTGATGAAGATTTTGGTGATATTACTGATGTACAAAGTGGTTTTGATCTTAAGATTACATGTACAAAGGCTCCTGGTAAGCAATTTGCTGATACTTCAATTCGTCCAAGAAATAAGTCAACTGCACTTGCTGATACACCTGCACAAATTCAAAAGCTATTAGATACCATGCCTGATACTTCTGAAATGTTTGAAACTAAATCATATAAGGAACTTGAAAATATTGTTAATGCATGGCTTAATGGTGATGAATCAACAGGTTCTACAAGAGGTTTCAATGACGATGATGATTCAATTAAACCAAATGATTTTACACCACAAGCAAAATCAGAACCTGCAAAATCAAAATCATATGAACAACAACCTAAAACATCAAAGTTTTCAAGTTTAGATGATGCATTCGCAGATCTTGAAGATTAATTTTACACCAGCTTATTCCAGTTTTATCTCTATTTAATTCAAACCTAAGGTCTATTAATTTATATGGCAACAACAAAAACAAAGAAAAATAATGCATCTGGATTACAAACAGATCAGTATACAGATGATTTCACAAATGATCTTATCAAATCCCTTAATAAAGAACGTGGTATTCGTGTTGCATATAATCTTTCAACAGATGAATCACCTACACATGTTAATCGATGGATTAGCACTGGTTCAAAACAATTAGATTACATCATCGCTAATCGTAAAAATGGTGGTTTACCAGAAGGTCGTATTGTTGAAATATTTGGTCCACCTTCTATTGGTAAATCACATATCGCTACACAAATTGCAAAATCCACCCAATCAATGGGTGGTATTGTCGTTTATATCGATACAGAAAATGCAACCTCAATTGATAATCTTCATGCATTAGGTGTCGATACTTCAAAACGATTTGTTTATGTTGATACACACTGCACTGAAGAGGTTTTATCAATTGCTGAAAGTACAATCTTAAAAGCAAAAGCAATGCAAAAAGATGTTCCAGTTACAATTATCTGGGATTCAGTTGCTGCAACTTCACCTAAAGCAGAGCTTAATGGTGAATATGACAAAGATACAATCGGTTTACAAGCAAGAGCAATTTCAAGAGGTATGAGAAAAATTACCGGTGTTATTGCTAATCAAAAGGTTTTATTTGTTTGTTTAAATCAAATTAGAAATAAAATTGGTGTTATGTATGGAGATCCTACAACTACACCTGGAGGCGTTGCAATTCCTTTTCATTCTTCTGTTCGTATTAAATTAGGTGCAGGAGCTCCTATTGAAGGTCCAGATAAAGAAATGATTGGTATTAATGTTTCAGCTAAAATCATTAAGAATAAAGTCGCTTATCCCTTTAGAAAAGCTGATTTTCAAATTATCTTTGGTAGAGGTATTAGAGAGCATGAAGAAATATTTGATACGTTAAGAAAACATGGCACAGTTGAGTATGAAGGAAAAAATATATCAATTGAAGGAAATGGTGCATGGAAATCATTATTGGTTGTAAATAGTAAGGGTGTTGTAGAAATAGAAAAGAAATTTTATAAGGCTGATTTTCAAGAAATTATGAATGATCCACAGTATAAAGAATATATTGATATTTTGATTGAAAAGGCTTATACAAAGACTGGTGATATTACAATTGAGGATATGGATATCGATCCGGATTCCTATGTAGAAAATGAAGCTGTGGCTCAACAAATTGTTGAAAGTGAATATTCAAATGAGGATTTTTAATTGAAGACAGAATTATTGATTGATGGTTTAAATACCTTTATAAGACATTTTACAACAAATCCGATGATGTCATTATATAATGACCCGTGTGGTGCTATTTCCGGAACGATAGGAACAATATATAGAGGTGTTGAAAAATATAAACCTGATTTGGTAACTGTTGTATGGGAAGGTGGAGGATCATCAAGGCGTAAAGCTTTATATCCTGATTATAAGGCAGGAAGAAAGCCTGTATCTTTAAATCGTCCATATTCAGATTATATTGAAAAGGATAGTGAAAAGGATAATTGGGAGTGGCAATTAAGAACATTGATTAAATTGATTCCTATGTTGAAGTTAGGTCAGGTTTATGTTGATGATGCTGAAGCTGATGATGCAATTGCATATATATGTAAGTGGAAGAATCCTGATAATGTGAATATAATTGTAAGTACTGATCATGATTATTTGCAATTAGTAAATGATAAAACTCGACAATGGACACCTCGTAAATGTCAATCATTGTATGATGTTGAATTAGTTAAGGAAAGATTTCATACACATCCTATTAATATGCCGAGTGTAAGAGCGTATATTGGTGATAAATCAGATAACATTGAGGGTTTATATAATATTTCTTATAAAAGAATATATTCCTATTGTCCTATTGTAAAGGATGATAAATTTGTGAGTACTTATGATATACAAAATTATATAAGAACTACACATGAAAAGAAGTTATATAATGCAAGAAGAGATAAAAGATATCAGGAGTTGATTAAGTTGGCTGATGTTGATAGTGAAATAATTCATAGAAATTTTAAATTGATGAATCTTGAATCTATGCAAATGTCGGCAAATCAGGTTAATAGTGTGAATTATCAATATGATCAGGATAGAAAAATGGCATCAAAGTTAGATTTGAAAAAGTTTATGATGTCTCAAGGAATAAATAATATAAATTTGGATCCTGCAGGTTTATTATTCCATAATACATTGATGACTATTAAAAATAATTAATTTGTATTTTTTAAAAAGGTGTTTATAATCACCTCATAGTTTTTAATTTTATTTTACTTTAAATTTAGGATTTTTTTATGGCAATAGAACAAGAAAAAAGCTTTTCAAAATATGGAAAATCTTTTCAGGAAAAAGTATTTCAAAGTATGTTAACTGATCGTACTTGGGCAGCACAAATGATTGAAGTGATGGATCCAGGTTTTTTTGATGTTAAATATCTTTCATTTCTTTGTGAAAAGTACTTTAGTTATTTTAGTAAATATAAAACATTTCCCACCTTGCCTCTATTGATAACCATTATTAAGGAAGACTTTAGTAATAATAATGATACAATTTTAAGAGATCAAATCATTGAATATCTTCATAGAATGAAAACAAATCCTGATATGGGTGATATTGATTATGTTAAGGATAAAAGCTTAGAATTTTGTAAAAAGCAAGTTTTCAAAGAAGCTTTGGTTAAGTCTATGGAAATGATTCAAACTGAAAATTATGAATCAGTATTGTCTATTATGAAAAATGCTGTTTCATCAGGTTTGCCATCATCACAAGGACATGATTTCTTTCAAGATATGGAAGCAAGATTTGTTAAGATTAATCGTCAGGCAATTCCTACTGGTTTAAGTAGATTGGATGAAAAGGATATTTTACGTGGTGGCTTAGGTCGTGGTGAAATTGGTGTAATTACAGCCCCTACAGGTGTAGGTAAATCACACTTTTTGGTTGCAATGGGTGCAAATGCAATGAGAGCTGGTAAAAATGTAATTCATTATACTTTTGAATTAACAGAAACAGATGTTGGATTAAGATATGATTCCAATCTTTGTAATATTCCTTCAAATGAAATATTAGAGCACAAAGATGAAGTAATTGCAAAGTATAAAGAAATGGGAACTGATTTAGGTAGATTAGTAATTAAAGAATATCCTACAGGAACTGCAACTGTAAATACATTAAGATCTCATATTGAAAAATTAATGTTAAAAGGTTTTATACCAAATATTATTGTTGTTGATTATGCTGATGTTATGAGATCAAGTCGTAAGATGGATTCTTTAAGACATGAGTTAAAATTGGTATATGAAGAATTACGTAATTTATCTATGGATCTTCATGTTCCTGTATGGACTGCTTCTCAAGCAAATAGAGAAGCAGCAAATTCAGATGTTGTAGGTTTGGAAAACATGTCTGAAGCTTATGGTAAAGCAATGGTTGCTGACATTGTATTATCATTAAGTCGTAAGCCTTCTGAAAAAGCTTTAGGTACAGGACGTTTATTTGTTGCAAAGAATAGAGCAGGTCGTGATGGTATCTTATTTCCAATTAATATTGATACTTCAAAATCCAGATTTGAGATTTTAGATGATAACGAGCTTACTCTACAAGAAGCTATAGATTACAATAAACAAGATATTAAAGAACAATTAAAAAAAGCTTGGAATGATATTAATAAAAAAGGAGAAGATGAATAATGATTAAAGTATATGTAAATTCGAATTTAAAAGAGATTCTAAAAGAAAAGAATATTGAAAGCTATATTCCAGCATACATGGGTGAAAGTGTCGGTTTAGATTTATATACAACAAATGACGTATCAGTATTACCATCAACATTTATTACTGGTGAAAAAGGTGCTACAATTCCAACAGGATTACATATTGCATTACCTCATTCATATGCAGGTTTAATTCTTGAAAGAGGTTCAGTAACTAAAACACCATTAAAGGTAAGAGCCGGTGTTATTGATCCAGGTTATACCGGTGAAATATTTGTAAATGCAGTAAATGTATCAGGTAATTCCTATAGTATTAGAAAAGGTGATAAACTTCCATTTCAGATTGTTGTAGTTAAATGTGACAATGATTTTCAAGTAATCAGTGAAGATGAATATTTAGAGATTACAAAATCTTCCTTAAGAAAATCAGGTCAGGTCGGAAGCTCCGATAAGAATTAAAGGACAATAAAATGAAAGAATATTTTGGTATTAAAATTAATGATGAATATAATAATAATTTAACTGAATTTGCATATGCACTTTTAAAAGATTATTATATGTTATCAGAAGAAACATCTCCTCAGGAAAGCTATGCACGTGCCGCATTAGCATTTTCAAATGGAGACTTAGCTTTAGCTCAAAGGATTTATGAATATGCTGCCAAAAACTGGTTTATGTTCAGCTCACCTATTTTATCAAATGCACCACATCCAAACGGATCAAATAATAAAGGTTTACCTATTAGTTGCTTCTTAACTTATGTAGATGATAGCTTAGAAGGATTAATGGAGCATAGTGATGAATTACGCTGGATGTCAGTAAAAGGTGGTGGAGTAGGTGGTCATTGGTCGGATGTAAGATCAAACAGTGAAATTTCACCAGGACCTATTCCTTTTTTAAAGACAGTTGATGCTGACATGACAGCTTATAGACAAGGTAAAACACGTAAAGGCTCATATGCAGCTTATTTAGATATTTCACATCCTGATATCATTGAATTCCTAAATATTCGTGTACCAACTGGTGGTGATAGTCATCGTAAATGTTTTAATCTTAATAATGCAATTAATATTACAGATGAATTCATGCAAGCCGTCCTGAATAACGCAGATTGGAATTTAATAGATCCTAAAACAAAGAAGGTTAGAGATTCAATTAATGCACGAGAGTTATGGCAGAGAATATTAGAAGTGAGATTTAGAACAGGTGAACCTTATTTAAACTTTATTGATGAAGCAAATCGTAAGTTGCCTGATTTTCAAAAGAATAAGGGTTTAAAAATCCATGGAAGTAATCTTTGCAACGAGATCCACCTTTCAGTTTCCAAAGAAAGAAGTGCTGTATGTTGTCTTTCTTCTTTAAATTTAGAAAAGTTTGAAGAATGGAAAGATTCAACAATTGTAGAAGATTGCATTGAATTTTTAGATAATGTTTTACAACACTTTGTTGATCATGCAACTGATCGAGGTTTACATAAAGCAAGATTTAGTGCTAGCCAGGAACGCTCATTAGGCTTAGGTGCAATGGGTTTCCATGCATATCTTCAGTCAAAGAATATTCCTTGGGAAAGTGCATTAGCTAAATCTCAAAATATTAAAATCTTTACTCTAATTAAAGAAAGAGCTTTAAAGAGAACACAAGAATTAGCAATTGAAAAAGGTGAAGCTCCTGATGCAATTGGTTATGGAGTCAGAAATGCACATCTTTTAGCTATTGCTCCTAATGCAAATAGCTCAATCATTGCTGGTACTTCACCTTCAATTGAACCATTTAAGAGTAATGCATATACTCATAGAACAAGAGCAGGTGCACACTTGGTAAAGAATAAATATTTGGACCAACTCTTAAATAAGAAATCATTAGAGATTTCCGAAGAAGAAAGACAAATTTGGTTAAATGAAACATGGTCTTCAATTATTACACATGACGGATCAGTTCAACATTTAGATTGCTTTAATGAGTGGGAAAAAAATGTATTTAAAACAGCATTCGAATTAGATCAAAGATGGTTAATTGATCATGCTTCAGATAGACAACAATATATTTGTCAAGGACAGAGTGTTAATCTATTCTTTCCTGCAGGAACAGATAAAGCTATTGTGAATGCTGTACATTTAAGAGCTTGGAAGAACAAATTAAAAGGTTTGTATTATCTTAGAACTAATGCTGGTGCAAAAGCAGAAACAGTTAGTGAAAAGGTTCGAACTGACAAACTTAAAGACTTCAAAGACACAGAATGTTTAAGCTGTCAAGGGTAAGATATATATAAATTTTAAAATAGACTTAAGGTCATATTGTATATGAAAATTAAATTAAATGAATTAAGAAAAATAATTACTGAGGTATTATTAATCGAAGGCACAATGTCTTTTGAAGACATGATGGGAAGACCAGCGATAAAGCCCTTAATAGATGTTGCAAAAAAGAAATATTCAGATTTTTTAGGCACAGATTTAGACTATGAACAATTTAAACAGGAATTATTTAATATAGAAAATCAAAACACTGTAGGTACAGTCGTTTATCGTTCATTATTTACCTTTTTTATAGTAGATTTAATGTCGAGAGATGAATTCGAATGTAATCAAAATTCAATTAAGTCATTAAGTGATTTTTTGCAATTGCTTAAGAATACAAAATCTAAAGCTTACATATCTCGATCTAATTTCTTTAATAGCGAAATATTGACATTTTTATCTTCTAAAGGCATTACTATTAATCCAAAGATTATGAATATGCCATTGCAAGATAAAGTTTTGAAAGTATATAGTCAATACAGGTTGTTAACAAACTCTGATCTTATTGCGGACTTATTAAATGGCACAATTAATGAAAAGAAATTAGAAGACAACAAAATCAGTACATTTGCTGGTTATGAAAATTCATTCATTGATCAATGTGTAAAAAATAATTATTGGTTTCCTATCTGCAGAGAGTTAGAAGGACAAAACATCAAGGTATTTTATATTCCAAACACTCGAGGTACTGAAATTAATTATTTATCAGTATTGCATGCATGTAATGTTCAAAACGATAAAAGACCGTACAATGAATTAGCAGGTGATGTTTTACGAAAAATGTCAAATAATCAATATGCCACCGGCATACCACATAATATGTATGTAGTAGTTAATGATAATCATGAATATAATATTCGTGGTACCACTAATTGGTGCATTAAAGAGAAAGGTATGCTAAAAAGATATTCCGGAATGCCTGGATTAATTTTTGTACTAAACAACAATAAATCTTTTGATGATCCAGAAGGCTGCTTGTTAATAGGTGCCGTAAAACAAGGAAATAATTACTTTCTTCATCCTGATTTAGCTGCCAATGCTCATGATATATCAACAAAAGCTCCTTATATAAAAAATGAATATCTATCAAAAGAAATCAAAAATCTATTGTCTAAACCTTTGCTTAATCCTCCAGGTATTGCATCTCAAACAAAAGTATTTAAACTGTCCGAGAGAGATGCAATATTGGCAAGATTTTGCAATTTATTTAAATCTTACACATTTGAGGCAGGCGGATTCGAATTGATAGAATGTATTGAAGAAAAAGACTTGGACTTAAGTATTGCATCAATGAAAGAAATAATTAGAAATAATTATTCAAATTCTGAAAATGGCATTAAATTTACTCAACCTAAAATGTGGAATTTAATATTCTTAAAAGGTACAAATGTGCTATTTGATCAAAATGAAGATTTTATTTCTACTGAGTCAAATGAAAATTCACTTTCATATTACGACAATAGACAAAACACAAAACTAATATTACCTTTTACAAAAGATTTTAATCTTGCATCGAGTTCTGTAGATGAAAACGATTTAGCTCAATTTCCATTAAACAATATAAAAGACTTAGTGCACATACTCAAACAAATTAAAGATTCAAAAATAGACAAAATGAATTATGAAAATCAATTAGTGTTTTTAGATGACAGAACAGTCGAAAGACATGTCGAAATATTAAATGATGATGAAACTCAATTAGAAGAGACAAATTTGAGAAAATTAATTAAAGGGTATTTTGAACTTTTGAAATAAAGTTATATAATTAAAAAAATAAAATCAAAATATGTATCAAGAAAGATAAAACATGTTAATAAATGAAAATAAACTAAGAAATTTAATAAGAAGTGTCATTAAAGAAATGGCGCTTTCTCATAAAGGTATTCATCCAGTAGGTGGTATTAAAAATTCAAAATATGATATTACATCTGGTGAAACAATGTTTGGAGTACAAAAAAATCGATTTCCTTTAAATGCACCTAAAAAATTTGAACAAAGATTAGGATGGATTTTAAAAAATTATCCTGGTTGCACTATTCATTCTTATATGTTTCCATCTAATTTTGATGCTGCAGCTTTTTTTAAAAATCATTTATATGCAGGAAGTGAAATGTCAAATTTGCAATCAAGCAGAATTTCAGACATACTTACACACGAAGATGAAGCTATTGATAGACATATTGATATTACTGATAGAATTGATGATATTATATATGAGCTCTCTCAGGAACTCGATGAAAGCAATCCATCTGTACAGAAAATGATTGCAAGTCTTCATGAAGCGCAAGCTTTGGCCAATGATGATCAAAACGGTGTCTTAATATATTTTGGTGCTCATACAAGTATTATGGGTCATCCTCCCACACCTTATAATATGATGCATCAAGTTGTTGATACAACAAGATTTAGAAATGATGAAATTTATCAAAACTTATATGAATTATTGTTTCAAGTAGAAACAGCTGATGGAGAATCAGGTGTTAGTAGCGGTTTTTTTGAAGGTAGGGCACAGGCTATATCCAGCGATTCTGAATCAGTTACTAATTTAATTTTTCAATCTGCAGGTTGGTTAAATCCTGATACATGCACAATCATGAATGATAATCCTAAAAATCAAGGTTTGGCCGGGTCAAGTGATCATCATGATATTGTAAAAAGATGTTTGGCACCAAAATATAAAAATGATGAAGATGTAATTGAGCAAATGGTATCTTTAGGTTTTGTTGATTTATTATGTCAACTTTTAAATAAGTTTTGGGATATGTTTAGAGGAAGAGTTATATTAACATTTAGCAGTAGATAGAACTTAATTTATTTTATAATCTATAAGATCGGAATTATAATCAGGATTATTTAAAGGATAATTTAATGTATCTTAATTTACCATATACAAAAGTTTGGGTAAAAGAAAGCTTTCTACAGGGCCCTGATAATTTTAAATTTGGTCGCGATGCAAATATGCTAGAATCTTATTTAATCGGTGTTAGA